ATTGTACAGAAATATGACGCCTTCGCACTTCATGACAGATACTGATGTCTTCAATTTTATATGTGGAGATTTTAGTAATTATGATCAGCGTATTGGAGCTACTTGGATGAGAGCAGCGTGGCAAGTGTTGGTAGATTTGCTTAAAGAAACGATCTATTTTAAGAACTTGTCTGAACAGGATAAGGAGGCTCATGTTAATTTGTGGGACAGTATAATTGCTGGAGTGAGCAATCCCGTCACGTGGTTCTTTGGCGATTTGTTGATGTTGGATGGAAGTAATCCCTCAGGGCACCCGTTAACAGTTATCATTAATGGAATAGTTAATTATATGTATATGGCTTATGCTTTTAGTCAATTGTGCCCTGACAAGTCTTTTGATGATTGTGTTCGTATGATGACTTATGGGGATGACAATATGTTAACGGTTTGTCCTTCTTGCCCTGAGTTTAATCAGGTGGCCATCACCCAAACTTTGGCTGACATAGGTGTTTTGTATACTGATGCTGATAAAGGGCTAGTTGCTTCACATTATTGTAGCAAGTTGACTTTTTTGAAGCGCACTTGGGTTGCTTGTAAGTATACTTGTGACGGTGTTTCACATGTCGTATATAAGTGTCCGCTCGAGTTTTCATCTATTTCGAAAATGCTGTCAGTTGAGTTTAAAAGAGACATTGCTGTTAGTAGTAATAGGGCCATTTCAGTTTTAATGACCTCCATGTTTGAGCATATTCAGTATGGTGAAGAGCATTATAGGAATCACGTAAAAGTGTGTGAAGAGTTTTTAGACGAATTCCAGTTGAGAGCATTTTTTAATGCTATGTGTCCACGCGGTTGGCCTGATTATGATGAGTATATGCAAACCAGATGTGAGGGGGGCAACGTTTTTAAAGACGTCGGCGTCTCCCTTGAGCTCCCCGTGTTGGGGGAGCTCTCATTCGCTTGATAACTCTTTTTGGGCCGCAAGACAAGACCTCTTCTTGCGTTTGGCCCTCATTTTACGAGGCAATTGTGTTGATCGATTCAAATCTTACAGGTGAGCGAACACCTTTTTTGGAATAGTAGGAGACCTGTTTGTACATGAGAATTGATCATATTTGTTGTAAGAGTTAGGACGGTCGCTTTGCTACTTGAGCTCTTTTTCGGCATATGTTACATGTCGTGAACCAAAGAAACCCGATAAACATAGTTTTACCGCTAATTGTTACTTACAGAACATTATAAACGATTAGTAATGGATGTTTATCTGAGCAACCTGGGGCAATCCCCCGCAATTCTTTTTAGAATTAGAGTGGTTTACTAAATGAAGTTCACCTCTGCTTGTATGAGTTTAACTGCAGTTGTAATTTAACTCGCCGAAACTATTGAAATTAACCAACAACAGGCATTTATAGATTCTGAACCTTTTGATAAGGCTCAAGAACCATTTTTGCCTTCAGAGTCCAATGTTACTGAAAATGGGATGGACTTATCACACTTCTTTGAGAGACCCATTCTCATTAAAACTTTAGAGTGGGATGATAATACATCACTTTTTCAAGTTGAGAATCTTTGGACACAATATTTTTCGCACAAAGTTATTTGGCCCAAATTATTGGGGTTTTCTAGGATGACTTGTAATTTAGAAATTGAGGTCAGAGTCAACGGATCTCCTTTTAGATTTGGAGACGTATTAGTTTCATATAGACCACTTTTCCAGACTGATGTTGAGGGATATTTGAGCAATTATTCGGGTGGGTATTTAATTGAAGATGGATGTTCAGCTTCTTCATTGTCTAGTTTTGGCGTTGCACCCTCTTCGACTCCTATGTCTTTAATTGCTAGATCACAAAGGCAATCCTGTTATTTGCAAGTTTCCAAAAGTATTGGGGCCAAGATTGTTTTACCGTTTATTTATCCGTTTGAATCATTGCGCGTTACTAGCTTAGCATATGACCCTACCGTGCCTGCTTCTGTAGCTCGAATGAAAGATACTACGTTTTATAAGTCTTTGAGTTCTTTAGGGTCCCTCACATTCGAGAGTTTATGCACTTTGCGTAATACTCAAGTCACATCTGGCGTTGGGGTGACCATAGATATTTTTGTGCGTGCCGTAAATGTTAAAGCTTGGATGGCATCTGGAGTCGCATCAATGGAACCTCAAGGCAAGAAAGGGAAGGGTGAGGAGAGTGTCAAACCGTCACATATTACGTCTGCAATTTCGGTTGGAGCTAAGGCTTTTAAGGATATTCCTGTTATAGGTCCTTTGGCGACTGTGGGTTCAATGGTGGCTGAGGGGGTAACTATGGTACTTCAGGCCTTTGGGTTTACTCCTATGGCATTAAACTTGGTTACTCAACCCGTATCACGAGCATGGACTTATGTTCAATCATCTTTGTCAGCTCCTAGGTCAGTTGTGTCATTGTCGTTGGACCATGAGAATCAAGTTAGTATTGATCCTGCATTGATGGGAGCTCAATCCGTTGATGAACTTAGTTTAGCTAGTTTTTGTGGTAGGTCAACTATTGCCTCCATAACTTATTTTGGTTCTTCATGTGTCACTAATGATACTATTTTCCTTATGCCTATCCATCCTATGTTAGGTATGCGAGATTCTGGTGGTGGAGATAAAGCAGTGCCATCTTATAGATATCAATTGCTACCTTGCGCTTTTGCTGCTATGAATTTTAAGTATTGGAGAGGCACGTGTGTGATTAAATTGCATGCCATTAAAACTCAATTTCATAAAGGGAGACTTAGGGTCACTTGGGATCCTGAGTTTGCATCATCCAACGCTAGTGCAACTGCTGATTTCCTAACTGTTCATGAGGGCTATCAACAAATGGTGACGTGGGATTTGGATGCCGCTGATAGATTAGAGATGCGTGTAGGTTTTGGTGCTAGAACTGGTAGACTTTCAGTACCATCTATTTCAACAATTGGCATGACTTCTAATGCTTCTTGGAAGACTAATTCAGAAGCTTCCTCCGGGCCTATAACGTCTACTTCTTTTGTTACAGATAATTATTTGGACTATTGCAATGGGTTTCTTAGAATTTCCGTTTTGAACAGGCTACAAGCTTCAGATGTAACATATCCTGTACCAATTGTTGTTTCAGTCCACTTTGAGGACTTGGAGTTGTATGATCCAATAGATAATGGGGTGAATGCTTTTTCACAGGCCGCTGCTTCTTATTCAAGTAGTGGCAATTATGATCCTACTCTTATGTATGAAGGGCTGAATGGTATGTTGTCTACGTTGACAACTCGTAGATCCTGGGCTGATAAGTATTATCCGCAAGGTAGTGTAGAAAAAGTTATGTTGCATGAGTTTCAGCCTACCACTTCTATCGGTACTCTAGTGTATGAAGGCGAGTTGTATGCTAGTCTTAGAGCGTTGGCAGCTAGGGAGACATATTATGACACACTGTTGTATGAGGTTCCTGCTGCTTACACTTGCCCTGATGGTGCAACTAGTCCTGATATATTTACTTCTCTTACTGTGCCTCCGTCTCTCATTACCACCAATTTACCGTGGAGGCCTGGGTGCTTGGGGACTGTGTCTTCTCAAAGATCTAGTACGTATGCATTGGGTTCTTCGACACCAACTTATACTATGACAACTAATGATGGTACGAGTTTGGCATTTGTGCTTTCTCTCGCTCGCACACCTTTGTGCGTCTTGATTCAAGAGTGTTTTGTTGGTCAGCGCGGCTCGTACAATTGGAAGTTTGCACCTGGTCCAAGTGCAGGTGCCAATATAAAGAATATTATAGTTTCTAGATGTAATTTAACCGCAGACTATTCTCGCGTGGGATCTTTCCCTCGTGCAGCTTCAGTGTCACCATTTACGTCTAATACAGCTTTGAACCCTACAACTTTTGGATTTGATTTCTCTACAGAAGATCGCTCAACAACGGTTCCGTTGCATTTTGACACTGGAACGACCATAAATCCTTCCAGGACTATTAATAATCCCCGTTCAACTCGTATTGATGTTTCTCTTAAGTTGGCACAAATTAGAACCATGTTGAATGCATGGATCGGCAATTTTGCTGCAGGTGCTGTTGCTGCTTTTTCAGGCGAGAATCCCATTGTTGGTATTCGTTTTCCCTATTTTTCTATGGCAAAGTTTTTGCCAGGAAGTTCCACTGGTTGGATGTCTAAGTTTGGGAATGCCGAATTGGCTAGTAATATTAGGTTGAATATTTTTACAGAAGCTTCATGGTCAGCCAACCATCCTGCTATGCCAGATATGAATAGCACTGGTGACACGTCTTGGAGGATATCTTCTGGACTTCCTCCTAGACCATATGTGTCAGTTCATGTGTCTTGTTCTACAGGAGATGATTGGTCTGTTGCCCATTTTGTTAATGTCCCTTCTTTATTTTCTACCATTTATCCTTCAACATCTTTGATGAATCCAGATCAGGTAGATTGTTGAGTTTTTAGTGTAGTTCAGTGTTGCCTGAATCCTTTGGAGTATGTAGACGCACTGGTTTGTTTTGTTGTTGCCTCCGGCGGTAGTGATTCCTCATTGAGAAGAGCAGTTAGCGAGCTGCTGTTTGTAGTCGGAGAGGACTAACTCAAAAATCCTTGAGAGTCTTTAAGTTTGGTGTTTGGCAGAGTACTATGAACTGCCTGGGATGGTGTTCTTGAATGTTGCCATTGAACACCCATTTTCTTTTCTTTTAACTTAATCACATGTTCGTAGTGGATGAATGAATATCTAGATGCCGAAAGGGTCACGAAGATATGGATTATGTTAAATGGCCCGTGGGAGTCTTTCCCACTACCACGGGTGCGGCTGGGGCGTACCCAGCAATTTCTTAACCTATCTATAAATTCGTAGTGGACGAATGGATGTCTAGATGCCGAAAGGGTCACGATGATATGGATTGTGTTAAAAGACCCGTGGGAGTTTTCCCACTCCTACGGGTGCGGCTGGGGCGTACCCAGCAACTTCTTAAC